ATAAATAATCTATGTGATTATATATAGAACAAAATTTATCTTAAAAGATAATAAAATATTCTACTATGTCGGTAAAGATGTAAAAAACAATAAAAAATATCTTGGCTCAGGTAAATTAATTCCTTGGTTTAAACGAAATAGTATTTATATACAAAAAATAATAATTGATACAGCCAGTACAAAAAACGAACTTACATTGAAGGAAAATTATTGGCTTAACCAGCTCGATTGCTGTAATAATCAAAATTATCTTAATATAAACGGATATAGCTCAGGCGGACAAATAATTAAAAATTATGATAAGTGGAAATTATCTTTAAAGTTAGCAGTACCTAAGCGTGTTGAAAGCTATAAGCGTTCGTGCGCTAAAAGAACAAAAGAAGAAAAATTAATTTTATCAAAAAAGTTATCTGAAGCAAACAAGCGATACCAAAAAAATATGACAGTAGATATAAGAAAAGCTAGAAAAATAAAAGAACTTGAAACAAAGTCTAAGAGAACAACTCCTCAGAGGAACCATGAATCTCGTCTTAAGAGTACAGCTTCAAAAAAAACCTGGGAAGTAAGAAAAGCTAATAATAAGGATATGAAAGAATATTCCGAGAAAGTATCGTGTGGAGTTAAGAGATATAAAGCGAGTGAAACAGCCGAATTAAAATTTAAGCGGCAGTATTTATATCAGCAAAGTATGTATAGAAGAACAGGTTTACTAGAGTATAGGGGTATCGTCTTAGATTTACTAAATCAAAATAAAGATTCATACGATATTTACAGGTATATGAAAGAAAACACTTCCTTACATGTTTATCATGTCGGTATTAAAAAATTTATTGAATTTGTCAAATTACGGTATACAATATAAATTTATAATATGAGCTACGACTTTTCTAATCTATGGGTCGAGAAATATCGCCCTCATTCTCTCGATGATCTAGTATGTACACCTTTTATAAAAGATGCTTTAGTTTCATTTAAGAATAAAGAAGAAATCCCCAACCTCCTTTTTATTGGAGCTGCAGGTATTGGTAAGACATCAGTTGCAAAGATTATTGTAAATAATCTTCTTGAGTGTCAATATCTATACATTAATGCATCAGATGAAAATGGTATCGATACAATTAGACATAAAGTAGTAAATTTTGCTCAAACCATGAGTATTGATGGTAAGATTAAGGTTATTATTCTCGATGAGTGTGATGGTCTTTCAATTGATGCACAACGTGCTCTAAGAAATACAATGGAAGAATTTGCAGGTATTACACGCTTTATTCTTACTGCGAATTACAAATATAAGATAATATCAGCTCTTCAAAGTAGATGTCAAGGCTTTGATTTGACGCCGCCTATTGATTTAGCTGTAAAGCGTTGCGCGAGTATCTTAAAGAAAGAAAATATTATTGTACCTGATGATCAGCGAGTAAAACTTGTTGAGTTTATTAAAGGTACATATCCAGATCTACGTAAATGCATTAACGAATTACAAAAATTTTCGTCATCAGGTACACTCGTATTAAGGGACACAAAGAATAATAAAGTCCTTGAACTTATCTTTAATGAAATAAAAAAGAAAAACGTTGAATCACTTCGCAGAGCTTTAATTGAAAGCGAGCAAACATTCAACACCGATTATACACTACTACTCCGAAATTTATTTAACTTTATAGATGAAACGGAAGAAAACGCTGATATAAAACGTTTTTATCTCCTTACAATATCAGAATATCTATATAGAGATGCGTTTGTTGCTGATAAGGAAATTAACTGCTATGCTTGCTTAATTCAGTTATCTGAAATTAAGTTTTAGGAAGATAATTTGCTGTATAAGAACCGGGATCTTTATGACCAACAGCCGGTGAAGCAGGGATCTTAACATTTATGTTTTTGAGTGAAGATTCTGTTGGTGCTAGTTTTTTATTACCTGTATCTGCTGTACGCGTACGAGCCGGTGAATAGAAAGGAACTTCTTCAGCTTCATCTTTTACGACTTCTGGCTTAATTTTAATCTTATTGTCGTATTTATTCCTATCTGGCACTTCTTCTAATCCGGGTACGGTGTCGATTTTTATAATCATACCGACATGGACAATACAAGTCCTGTAAATTCTTCCACCGCCTTCGTCGAGCCCTACCTCAACTGTAAAATCCGGGCCTGTATCATCAGCATTACCCACGCCCATGACAGCAGGGTATTTGTTTATAACATTGGTAACTCTTAGAGTGCGACCGTCCTTTATTAACTCTTCAATATTTTTTCTGAGTTCATCAGATTGTGTACTAATAAAATTATGCTTAATAGCATTTGGTTTAAACGAAACAATATCACCCTGAAGAAAACCACCATGGTTATAACGGGTTAACCAACTTTCATAGAGCTTTAAAAAACGCTTTTTCATGTACTATTATTTATTGTTCAAGGTGTAATAAACCAATCATTGAAACCTTTTTAAATAGATAAATATATACGTGGCATCTATTAAATTAAATTCGTTAATACAGAAACCCACTAAATCAAATGCCGGTTACGTATATAACGACCTACATCTTGATTTTACACCAGTGTTTTATAGTCCGCCGTACGGATCTTACACGCAAAATAACGAACTATTACATCCGCAAGAAATAGTCGATATCGTAGCTGATTATGATCTTGGTGCAATAGCAAATTCTATTAAAAATATTTTTTTAACAATTCCAGGTCAAAAGATTCTTAATCCACTATTTGGATTAAATTTAATGCAGTATGTCTTCGAGGCCTGCACTGAAGATATGGCAAATGTCATTGGTAACGAGATTGTAAAAGGTATTACAACGTTTGAACCGAGAATATCTCTTATTAATATTAATGTTGTAGCACAGCCAGACTCGCAACAATACAGTGTAACTATTACTTTTAGAGTACCTGCTATCGGTACATCTAGCTTCTCCCTGAACGGTGTATTAAGTACTTCAGGATTCATCTATACCTCAATATAATATATGGCATCACCTAATAACAATCAGTTTAACGACTTTAATTTACCAATTAATGGTTACGCGGCATTTGATGCCTTAAGTTTAAAGAATCTTATTATTACAAGATTAAATTCAAGTAATTCGTATACAGATCAACGCTACGAAGGAAGCAATCTATCCTCTATTATTGATATTATTGCCTATGCATATCACGTGTTATTGTTTTATTTAAATCGTACAAGCGCTGAAAGTACACTTACTACAGCGGAGCTATATGAAAATGTTAACAAGATTGTAAAGCTCATTGGTTATAATCCTATTGGTTACCAAACCGCAATACTACCATTTAAAGCTACAGCTACAATTAGCTTTAATTCCGGTACATACACAATCCCGCGCTATTCTTATTTTAATATTGGTAATATTGCGTATTCTTTTAATGCAGACGCTACATTTACATACAGCAACACAACAGATACTTCTATAAACACACTACAAGACAATAGCCTCCTCTATCAAGGCACTTATACAGAGTATCCAACCTACTACGCAACAGGTGCCCCATTCGAGGTACTAACACTTGCAATAGTAAACACAAATAATCAAAATATTATTATCGATCATTTTAATATTGATGTTTATGTAAAAGATAGTGTCGATCCAAACGCTAAATGGATTTTATGGACACCAACCCAATCATTATTTTTAGAAAAATCTAACGCAACGAAATATGAAATACGACTAAATGAAAACGGACGTTATGAAATTAAATTTGGAAATAATGTTACCGGGCAACAGCTCAACCCTAATACACAAGTCGCCGTTTATTATCTGCAATCAAGTGGTACAAAAGGACAAGTTGGGCCTAATACATTAAACAATAGTCAATTGGCATACTATAATACAGCGAGATTCAATAATATTAGTAATGACGTTATACCATCGAATTTAAACATTATCACCTCACAGGAATCTGCAAACATTATTTTTTCTAATATTGACCCATCAACAAATTTTGTTGCTGCAGAAAACACTGATAGTATTAAATTAAACGCACCAAATACTTTTAGAAGCCAATATAGACTTATTACGCCAGATGATTTTACAAATTATATTAATAAAAATTACAGTAATATTATCGCATCAACTCAGGTTGTAAACAACTGGGACTATATTACCGGTAATTTAAAATATTATTATGATATCGGTGTTTCATCACCCAATATACAATCTCGCGCACTATACAATCAAGTTAAGTTTGCCGACTCAACTAATTTCAATAATGTTTATATTTATGCTGTACCAAAACTAACAAAAACATCCTCTGTTTCTACAAGAGTTAGTTATCTCAATAATGCACAAAAGCAGCTCATTATAAATGATCTACAAAACACTAAGCTCACAACAGCTGAGATTATTATTAATGACCCAGTTTACGTTGAAGTATGTCTCGGTGTAAATATATCCGGCGTAGCACTTGTACCTACTCTAGGTGATAGTACAAAGCTTGTTATAACTAGAGATATTACATCAAATACAACAGCTGACTCTATACAAAAACAAGTAACAACTATTTTTCAAAATTATTTCTCTACAACCGCAAATAATCTCGGTCTTCTTATTGATATTAACAGCGGATTAACAAATCAAATACTAGCTATAAACGGTGTAACGAGTGTTAAGACACAGTATACTGATGCTGGCGGTAAGACATATTCAACACCAGGTGTGAGTTTGTTGATATATAATCCTATATATCCATATAACGATATTAATGTTTACACACAGAACGTACCACTACCATATTTCAAATTTCCTTATCTCAAGAACGCTACAAACTTTATCAATAGCATTAGTGTAGTAACACCTTCAATTCAATCATTAATTACTAGTTAATTCTAATGTCTACACCGGGTCTTAATTACACATACATATACTTTGATGTACTTGATTACACCAATAGCAGTGTACTGTCTTCTTATACTCTCAGTAATACACCTCTAACATTTGTACCTGACTTTACAACATCAAACATTCTTTCTGGAGCACAAAATATTTCCAGTAAAACACTACGATGGGAGTTCGGTGATGGTACTTTTTCTACAGAATTAAACCCTACCCATAATTATCAATGGCCTGGTGAATATACTGTTACATTAACGATTTATGATGGAAGCGGTAATGCATATGATAGCACGTTTGCATCTACTGTACAGATTCATGATTTTATTGCTACACAGATTTCGTTTGAGGATTATAAAAGTCTAATATACGATATACCGGTAGGTAAATTAATTGACCCGTTAACAATAAATGCGTATTTTAGCTGGCAGAACTATCAGACGTTAAGTGCAACAGGTTACACGATCAATCTCTATGCATCTGGCGCGCGAGGTGCTTATAATTATGTCGCTGCCGAACAAAATGATAAATGGGCACATCTCAGAAGCTTGAGTCGTTTTTATACATTATCAACAATTAACGGTTTCACAGATTACGTTACTATTGAAAGTATTCAACCCTCCATTAACGCCGTTTACGTTAATATACAAAATAACCAACTACAGTTATGTCAACCAACAGATACAGGTAGTGTATTAGCAGGGGTAACAGGTTCATGTCAATTTTGGTATACAGATGATATACCATCAAATTTACTCACAGAAAGTAGTCCTATTATAATTTTTGCCTCTATTGATAATTCAAAATTCAATGATGCTTTTACACAGAGAACAAACGCGTATAATTATATTAGCTACCCCCCTTACGGATATCAAAATATAGATCCAGCTGTATTTCCGGATATTAAAACAAGATATAATCCCGCCGATCATCTTTCCATTACAACTACAGGTATTGACGGTGAGGGTAACCCTGTTGATACAGCTTTTGATATTCCATATATTAGCTGGCAAAACACTGAGGTACCGTATCTAATAAAATTTAAAGACAATCAAAATTTTACAACAAAAAATTACCCTCCTCTCTCATCATCTATAGTACAAGATTCAACTATTACACCTCAACCTTTATATGATGTTCAAACCGGTATTGTATATATAAGCGGCTACGGTGTAGTGCCGTTAAGTAGTACAGTTGTAGTACCAATAACAGATGTTACATTTTATGAAGACTTTGCATTTAATGCACCGCAATCGATAGGTGCCTTTTATAAGGGATATTTTGTATCGAATCAATCAACTGAAAACTGCTATTTAACTGCTTCTGTTAATATAGTAGACCCGCCATTTTATTTAAAAGATGCTCTTGTTAATTGGATTACCATTCCACAATATAGTGCCGCAATAAGAATTTTAAAACAAGAAGCATATAATGGATTTAACAATAACCTATCAATATCTTTTAACAGTACAACCCCTTTACAGATAAATGCTAATAATGTGTATGCTGTTACAGTCGCACCATCGGGATCTAACGCTAGTAACGACTATCATGCCTGGTTCGCTGACCCCGTAGGTGATCAACTCTTGCAATACGATGTTTATGGTAACTTATTACAGACACTGCAGCTATCTGCTATGGTTACGCTTGTCAATAACCAAACATCGATAGTACCATATACGTCAACAGTTCTTTCCGCAGCTACACCTAACGATATAGCTCTTGACGGTAATAACAATCTCTGGGTATCGTTATTTGATAGCGGATCAGCAATTAAAATTGACGCTGCAACTGGGTTTGTTACGACAGTAGCTGTACCTGTTCCACTAAGCGGAGCGAATTATTATCCTACATTAAGTTCAGATTACTTGAGTTTAAGTGGATTTGCAGGAGAAAATTTATTACTACCTTCATCTATTGATACTGATTTAGATAATAATGTCTGGATAGCATATACACATCCTGATTATAGTCATCTAATAAAATATCGTGGAGATAACAATTTTACCATTGCTGCAGATACTTTATTAACTATATCCTTTCCAAGCGGTATTTCACCTGAACAAATACAAATAGATAGAAATGGTTATATCTGGGTCACTGCCATTAATCATAATGCTAACGGTGTTGGGTTTAGTAATCGTAACGATTATCTCTATAAATTTGACACAAACGGTAACTTACAGCCTGGTTACCCGTTAAGTGGATTTAAGCAAATTGGTAATATCGCTATCGACGGTAGTCAAAACGCATGGTTAATTCAAGGCGCTGAGACTCTTACTAAAATTGATGGTATATCAGGTATAACAACTGATTATGTTGCCGGCCTTGGCAATAATACAACGGAATATATTTGCAGTATTGGTGGTATAACATGCGACACGTCGAATAATATTTGGGTTATTAATAATTTTGATAATAATCTCTATATATTTGATACTACACTACCAACTACAGGTATTCTTAACCCGAAATATACTCTATCACTCACCTACCCTACAACAGGGCTTCCAGCGATTAGTAGCTATACGACACCTGTTAATGTTGCTAATAATGAGTATGGTTATAGCGATGGACTTAAGGAGTTTCAAGCATATGGTGATTGGAACGGTTATAACTGGTTAAACAAATATGCTGCACCTATTAGCACTGTTAGAACAATTGTAGGTTCATCTAGTTTGTTTAATATCTATCCTAGCCAAGGCCAATTTAATATTGCTAAAATTAATGAGAATTGGGATGCATCAGGTTATTATGATTCTCTACGCTTTCAAGAAACACTTTTAGATAAGCAAGTGTTCTTCGATCAATTTTTAGGGGTTATTGTAGGTAAGCTCGATGCTCAACCTTATGAACTCGGTAAAACAGTATATGAAAAAATAGCAAATTTTGTCGATAATAATGTTGATATTGATAAGGTTAATATCAATGAACTATTATCATTCTGTGACGAATTATCTATTGAGTTTGAGCAATACAATACAACACTACCACCACAGCTCCGTCGGTTGGTTGATTTACTATCCATTAAGCAAAGTATATTATGGGGCACACAAAACAAATATAATATTAATTTTGATCCTCGTGGTACTATATTTACAAATAATACATACGGTATAAATTTAAGTTCTGCTATTGACCCACTTACAGGTTCAATTATAAACGGTACTCCTATTGTAGCGCAAGAAACATTTTCAGGTAATTACAGGCTCATTAATACAAATCTTATTTATGGGTATAATATAGGTGATGTTATACCTCTTTCCTCATATACACCTAATTGGGGATGGGGACTTGTAGCACCTGATATAACAGGTCTACAGATTGCTAATTATTATAATTTCTATATATATAACCCTGCATATAGTAATACTTATTATGATAATATAATAAACTGGAATGATCCATATACAACACTCTTACCAACGAATAGTTCATACTCTAATTGGAGTCAAGATAACGGCATTATACAGAGCTTACTTAGCTATGAATTAACAAAGGGATTACACCTATTTACTTCAGCCGCTAATATTACATACAACAGCTAAATTAGCTAAATATTCGTATGGCCGAGATTGTACAATTTATAGACGAAAGACTTAGTAATTCAATAACCGCTGTAGTACCGGTACTAAATCCGGTTGATAGATTACAACCTCTAACATTTACAGATTGGCTGTCTTATAATACACAACTATTCACTACGACAGGTGAATTCTTAAATAGATATCAATCATATCTTAAAAACTGGTATGCTGCAAAAGGTATGTCTATAGACCAGGCGTCAACAGGCATACAATCATATTATACTAATTTAATAAACGAGATAACAATTAACTACACCTCGGAAGACGAAAGACGATATTTACAGAATATTGATACATCGAATTCACGTGATTTAGCTATTGCCGTTCCGTTTTTCGCTCAAAAAATTAAAGAAATCTGTCTTTATTATAGCAATTTACGTGACGATGTAAAGACGTCTACTGTTCAGTATAACTTAAAAGGCTCAAATGTTGGTATTGAGAATTTATTATACGTCAATATTATCAAAGCTCTGCAGTCACAAAACATTGGCTCGCAGCTTACCACGCTCGGCCTCAGTGTTTCTAGCATTAGCAATAATATTGTAATCGACATTGAAGATCTGTACGATACATATACTGACTATTATGATATTAGTCCAACATTACCTGCTTCAGCTTATAACGTTACAACAGGTACACGAAACGATTATTTTAGTTTAAATCAAAACGATATCGACCCTTACCTCTACCTAAACATTAATCAAAGCATACTTAAGGCGATTTTATCATATCCGTTTTACACACTTGAGTTTGGTACAAATAACTTTACAATCGATCCTCTTGTAAACTCTACTCAAACAAATCTTCTTAAAGACAGTGATTTTATTTCAACAGTTAATGATGGTAATATTTCTAACCTTAATCTACAGTCACAAAGTCAAGAGATAACCAAATATATAGGAGCTGATTTTTATTATATTGCCACAACGAGTACACAAACTGCCTATACATCAGGACTACTTTTTAAAGCAAATAGCGATTTTGCAAATACTCTTAATAAACGATACCCGACAATCGCAGCTGTACCTAGTGAAGAATTTTTAAAAACCGGGAAAGAGATCGGTCTGTTCTTTAAACCAGACAAAATTGGCTTAATTAATTTTACTAATTTTAATTTTTCAGCTACAATTGATCTTACCAAATTACAGCCAAATTCTGTTTATTATTTTCCTGATCCGTCTAAGTACGGCAATATATCGGGTA